GCACGTCCACGCAATCGCCATGGATCGCCTGCCAGGTCTCGCCGCGCGCGCTGTTCAAGCTGCTGAAATCCACGATGCAAACTCCCCCTTGTGGTTTGGCTGATACGGAACGCGCACGCCTGCCTCGGCCGCCATCGCGCGGCGCATTGCCTCGGACATGGCGCGCTTCATGCGCGTGTGATCGGTTGACTTGCGCTCGATCACGCGGCCGATCTGGTCCTCTCCCTCCGCCACGATCAGATGGCAGTCCACCGGCTTGTTCTGGCCGAACCGCCAGCAGCGCCGCACGGCCTGATACCATGCCTCATACGAGAACGACCGGCCGGCGAAAATCATCGTCGCGCAGTGCTGCCAGTTCATCCCGAACCCCGCGACGGACGGCTTCGTAATCAGAACACGCGCGCGACCTTCCGAAAACGCGGCAAGCGTTTCCTCCTTACGCTCGGCCGTGTGCGAGCCGCGCACCTCGGCCGCCTCCGGGATGGCCGCCTTGAGCGCGTCGGCCTCATAATCCGTATCGCACCACAGCAGGCATGGCTCTCCGTCCGGCACGAGCGCCGCGCACGCGGCGGCGCGAGCCTCTGCAGTCTGGCGCTTCACGTCGTGCAGCGTGGTCGCGGAAACCTCCATGGCGAACAGCGCGCCTGCAGGCGCCCGCACGTCGCCGGCAGCGCGGTGCCTACGCACGCGCAATTCCGGCAGCACGTAAGCCGATGCGTCATACCCGAGATCGGCCGGCGTCTCGGCCATCCTGCACCATGACGCCATCCAATCCCAGAATGAATGTTCTGCGTGTCCTTTCAATCTGTAGCGGCCCATTTGCGTCTGGTCCGCAATAAACCAGCGCATAAGCATCTCATTGGACCGCATAACGCCAAGAAATTCAGCGTGCTGCCCGAGTTCCATGTGATCATTAGGCGCAGGCGTGGCCGTCGCAGCCATGCGGAAGCGGTGCCCGGCGAAAGCATCAATCAGCGCGCGCGTTGTCTTCCCTGTGAACGACTTTAGGATAGAGCTTTCGTCAAGCGCGACCGCGCCGAAGGCGTCCGGGTCAAGCCGGTCAAGCCGGTCATAGTTGCACACGTTGACGCCAGGCCGCGCGTCCGACTGCTCCCGGATCTGATTGACCTCAAAACCCCATTTGGGGCCTTCCGCGCGGGCGATCTGCGACGCGACCGCCAGCGGCGCGAGGATCAGCGCGTAGCCGTTCGTCGCGGCAGCGGCGTGCTTGCACCATTCCAGCTCGCAGAGCGTCTTACCAAGGCCCGTATCGAGGAACAGGCCGAATCGGCCCTGCCGCAGCCCGAACGCGACGCAATCGCGCTGGTGCGGCTTCATGCCGGAGTGCAGCGGCGGCACAACGTCAAGGCCGGTGGCGAGCGCCACGGGGCGCTTGGATGCCAGGAACGATTGGTAATCTGTCATCGTATGTTTTTCCTCCACACGCGCAGCCTAATGCGCTTACGCTTTTCCATCGCGAGACGGAATTGCCGGCGCTGGCGCATGACGGGCGCGCCGCGCTGGACGGCATCCATGCTCACCAGCACGTCCGAGAATACGCGCAACCGGGCGCCGATGGGAATACGCACGCCTGGAATAATTTTCCATTGGTCAGGCATCGGCGGGCGTCCCATCTGGCGGGACATCTACGCCAAGCCCCCGCAATTCCTCGACGCGTTGCGCGATTTCCCCATGAAGAAGCGCGCGCACCGCGCCAGGCGCAAGGCACGGCACCTTGACCCAGCCGATGCCGTGTATCTCCAACTCAATGCCTCGCGCCTTCTTAAGTTTTTCGGCCGCCAATTGCAGCAACTTAAGCCGATCCAGCGCCGCATTGGCTTGCTTGACGCGGGCAGGCTTCCATAGGTCACTCATCCCCCGCCTCCTCTGCCATCGCGCGCAGGGCGGCGGCGGTGCGGGCGGGGGATCAGGCGGGGGTTGCAGTCCCGCCCCAGGGCCGCGCGGCAGATGATGCTGATGCGCCGGCTGCGCGGCCAGGTCGGCCAGCGCAGGGGCGTGGAAGGTGGGCGGTGCGGCCGTCGCCGCTTCAGGCACTGGGGGCTTGGCGGCTTCGCCCGTCGGCGCCGTCGCCTTGCCCCGCCCGCCATCGCCGCCGCCCGCGACGAATGCCGTGTCGTCCAATCGGCGCGCCAGGCCCTGCGGTTCGGCCGGCGCCGTCGCCTTGCGCAGCACATGCAGCACCGCCGAGGCGAAGTCCGGCCGGTGTTCCACCATCGCGATGTGCGCGTCCGTCAGCAGCGCATGCAGCGCCCCGGGGGTGATCAGCACGCCGCTCACAGCGCGCGCTCCTGCATCGCCGTCCGCCGTGCGCGGGCGGCATCGAGCATCACCACACCGTCCGCCGGCGTCGCCGCGGCGAGCAGCGCCTCCTCGCGCAGTTTTGCGAGTTGGCCGGTCGGATCCGCGCTCACGGCCGCACCTGCCAGGCGACAAAGGCCGCCATGATCGCAGCCCCCAGGACCGCGGACACAACCGCACTCGCCACGATCCAGCACGCCAAGCACGGCGGCCGGGGCGGAACGGCGCAAATTTCATAGGCCGCGTATGGATCGGGCTGGCCGCCGCGTGGCGCGACCACGCGGAAAACATCCTCGGGTTTGGTCATCCGTGAATCCCCCACATCACCAGCGCAAAGCCGCAGAACGCGCACACGAACGAAGCCGCGGCGAAGATGTCCTCAAGCCATCGCATCGCGCGCCTCCCCTTGCAGCGCGAACCATTCGGCGCGGTCCATGATCTCCACCGCAATCGAAGGGGGCGCAGCGGCGCCGCCGTCCAGCTCCACAGCGATCACGTCGTCATAGACACGGTGCGAGCCGCTGCGCGTGCCGTCCGGCATCCAAATTGCGTGGACATGCTCGGTTGCAGTCATGGCTTTGGTGCCAAAGTCATAAACCGGGCCGCCTGAGTCCAAGCCCCAAACACACCAGCGGCCGGGGATGCTGTTCGCAATGACGGTGCGGGGCATCAAAATTCCTCCTTCTCGACCAAAGCCCGCAGATCAACGGCCGCAGCGTGTGCGGCAGCGTCAGGATGGTTGAACGGGTCGTCGTCGTAGCGCCGGAACGCGGCGCCAAGATCGCTGGCGGCGTCGGCCAGAACGCCAAGCATCCCATACCGCTCGCATGAAAGCGCATCGCGCGCGTCACGTAGGCTTATCCAGCTCGCCAGGCGTTCCAGCCGCTCCATGGCTTCCGCGATGATGCCGAGCGCTTCCAACGCGGCTTCGGCGTCCGGGTGCCACGAGTGCGCCTCGATGGTCTTCCGCGCCCGCGCAATGGCGGGCGGCGCGGGGGCAGAGGGCCTCGGGTGAAAGTGCAGCATCGTCACGCCTCCACCAGCCTGCCGGCGTCATCGCACCGATACGCAACGCCGGGCTTGATGCCGTTTTCCCCAACGCAACCGACCGCAAGGCGACGGCGGTTTGCGTCAAACCACCAAATACACACAGTGCCGAGGTCGCCTGCGGTCGCGGTGCCGCCGTAGCCTGCGGTCGCGGTGCCGCTGTAGCCTGCGGTCGCGGTGCCGCGGTAGCCTGCGGTCGCGGTGCCGTGGTTGCCTGCTGCGGTCGCGGTGCCGCGGTAGCCTGCGATCGCGGTGCCGTGGTCGCCTGCTGCGGTCGCGGTGCCGAGGTAGCCTGCGATCGCGGTGCCGCTGTAGCCTGCGGTCGCGGTGCCGAGGGCGCCTGCGGTCGCGGTGCCGAGGGCGCCTGCGGTCGCGGTGCCGCGGTCGCCTGCGGTCGCGGTGCCGAAGTCGCCTGCGGTCGCGGTGCCGTGGTCGCCTGCTGCGGTCGCGGTGCCGAGGTAGCCTGCAATCGCGGTGCCGCTGTAGCCTGCGGTCGCGGTGCCGAGGGCGCCTGCGGTCGCGGTGCCGAGGGCGCCTGCGGTCGCGGTGCCGCGGTCGCCTGCGGTCGCGGTGCCGAAGTCGCCTGCGGTCGCGGTGCCGCGGTAGCCTGCGGTCGCGGTGCCGTGGTTGCCTGCGACGACCGTCGCGCCGATAATGTCAACAGCGCCGAGAGCACCAAGGAAGTCGGTCGCGCCGCGCTGGTCGCCGCAGAACACGACGTTGCCGCGCGGAAACTTGACCTTGCCGCCGAGGTCCACAACATCGGCCGCGAGAACTTCCACAACCAGCCACTTCGCGTCCGCTTCCCAGGACAACAAGGCGCCGGCGCCCTGCCCCATCCTCAGCCCGTGCAGGCCGTCGCCGCAGCTTGACTCGGGCGACCAGTCGGGCGCCTCCACGGGGCCGCTTTCGGGCCAACGAAAACCGCCGTAAGAACGCATGTCCGCGTCGCAGGTGCGGAGGACGTAGGTCTTTTTTTTGGTGGTGGTGCCGGGCATCACGCGGCGTCCTTCACGGGCGGCACGTGCGTTCCGTGCGCGATGACGCCGCTGCGCAGCTCGCCGCGGATTTCGCACTCGGCCGGCGTCGGAAGGCGCCAGGCGCACAGGCCGGCGAAAATCCGCAGTTCCGCGTGCAGCCATCCCCCGGTGATGGAAAGCCCTGCCGAGATGCCCTCGCCTGCCGAGATGCCCCGCCCTGCCGAGATGCCCTCGCCTGCCGAGATGCCCGAGCCTGCCGAGATGCCCTCGCCTGCCGAGATGCCCCAGCCTGCCGAGATGCCCGAGCCTGCCTTGATGCCCCAGCCTGCCGAGATGCCCTCGCCTGCCTTGATGCCCAAGCCGGCCTCGATGCCCGAGCCGGCCTGCGCGCGAATGCTCAGCGTCGCGCGGATCGACCCGGCAAAGCGCACCGTGCCGAGGTTCGCCTCGATGATGATGCTCCCGCGCCAGTCGGACACGTCGGGGCCGGTATAGGCCCCGTCCGGCGCGACCATGTCGCGGGTGATGGTGAGGGTTTCGGTCATCGGCG